ATTTCAGCCTGAATTTCATACGACATAGCGTTTGTCAATTCAGTATCGATATCAATACCGTTCATGTTCTTAAGGTCTTGTTCAAGTTCAACACTCCAGCGAGCAGCGAGTCTACGAGTTCCAGCTTCAACAGCGGTCTTTTCAAATGAAACGACCATCTGTGGAATGTCGCCAGTAAGCTCATAATCTGCAAGCAATGCAGCTACACCTTTGTCTTCATCTACGAAGTCAAGTCCAACGGAATTTCCGTCAGAGTCAAGACCTGTGAGCTTGTCAGAGCTAGCACCTGTGAAGCGAGTGTCTAGAGTTTGGTACCCTACCTCGTCTCCGTCAGGAGCGGTGCCGTTACCAGCATCAGCAGCGTATGCACCGGAACCGTACTGACGGCTAGAATCGAAATTCTTTCCATCAACACCGTTACCAAGTGTATCGTTCTCATACTTGTAACGCATAGCAAAAGCGAGTCCAACAGGACCGCTCATTGGTTGAACGCCTACGATCTCATTAGTGATAAGTTCAGGGAATGTACGACGAATCATCGGGATCAAAATCTTAGGGAGACGAGCGTCGCCTCCAGCATAGAAATCAGATCCTCCTGGGACTGCACCACCTTGACCAGGATGTCCTTGCAAGTTTCCGCCGCCGAAGCCGCTGAATGATCCAAGGCTTCCTCCAGCTACGTTAGCTTCATTCAAGCACCAGCTCTCTTGGTTTTCCAAGAGAATAGCAGTGTTCAAACGAGAGTGATCGTCGCTGATAGCTTTAACGTTGTCAGAACTATAATCAAGTACTGGGGCCCATTTCTCAAGCAACGCGCCTGCGCGCTCTTGATCGATATATGATTGCGATGGTTTTACCTGTGACATATTCTAATGTTCCTTTTCTTAATACTCAGGCTATTGCCTCAACAATGATTACCACCGGGTGAGTTCACCCATGTAGTTATCAAAAAGTCCTTTGTCCTGGAGATTACCAGGCTCTGTTTGTTCAATTTGTTGTTCTACACTTTCTTGAACAACTTGTTTTTTCTCAGCTGTTGGTCTCTCGGACAACTTTTTACCTTCAGTGGCTTCTTTTTTAAGCTCGTCGAGTTTTTCAACTTCTGATTTTTCGAACATCTCTAATGTGTATTTGAAGTTTTCGTTGATGAACTGTACATCTTTACCTTCCAATACTTTGTATAAATGTCTTTTCTTGCTAGATGGTAAACCTTCGGTCAACCGCTCTAATGCCAGATGTGCTTCTTTTGCGTTTAAATTTTCTTTAAGTACCCGGGACTCTTCTTCTAGTTGTTTGACTCTGGCAGCAGCTTCATCGATTTGTTTTTTACCATCGATAACAGCGTCACGTACTTGAGTGTTAGCTAGCATTTTATCAATGCTGAGAGCTTTTCTCATGTTCTCGAGTATAGAGGCTGCGTGTTTATTTTTAACTGCTTCCTTAATGTCTTCAACAGGTAAATTCTTTTCAATGTATAAATCCAGATAATTGCTGATGTTATCAACTAATCCTTCTTTGAACACTTTAGCATCTGTGTCAATTTCATTCCGGAATTTCTCAACCAATTTTTTAAGCTTCTCAGTATGGTTTTTATCTATAGCTTCTACTACACGATTCAGTTTGGCGGTGTGGTCAGAGTCTATTGCTTCTAGTAGCTTCTCAAGCTTCACAGCATGTTCTTCATCCTGCTCTACTAAAGCCTTTTCAACACGCAACTGTGACAATTCTTCGGCACGTGCTTGTACTGATTCAGTGAAAGCGGCTTCAATCTCTTGGAGTACTTCTTCAGACAATACATCTGAAGCCACTTTTTTAAGTTGTTCTGTTACTGGATTCTCACTCATCTTTAAAGATATTTATGTTTTTGAACTTTTTTATCCTGTTAATCAGCTTATTTTCTATGGTTTTCTTTAGCTGTTCATTGGCAGCAGCGTAGTTTTTTTCACTTACACTTTGTATAAACTTTGTAATGTTTTGTGTTTCTGGATTATTTTTCATGAAATTTTTCCTTTGATAGCGTCTAAAAATGAAATAATATTTTCTTTGATATATAATTCAACGTCACGTTTAGGTAGATTCGAGAGACCTAACTCTAAATTTTCATACGCTTCAACATAATCACCATATTTGTTGAGTACGTATTGTTTACTTTCCAATATACCATTAACAAAAGCTTCACCAAAACTAGGATCCGCAACACAGTCAATAGCGACCAATCTCATATCCTGTACTCTACTTACATCTCCTTTACCTTCCATAGGTACAAGTTTGCCTAAACTACGTGTACTCATACCAACACTACATCCATCTCTTATTAAAGATCTGACTATCATACCGCTAGGTGTTGATAACACTTTCGACTTACCGATATATACATTCGAGTCGTTTGAAGATGGTACTAATTCTGTAACTAGATGACAAGCTCTTTCCAGATCAACATCTGCGCTTGTCGGGTGATTAAGTTCACCTAATGCACGCTTGGTTTTTATCATCTGTTCTGTGTATCTAGCCACCTCTTTTGACATTTCTTTAGGACAGTAACTTCTTTTATTTTTATTGACACCCTCAGCCATCGCGTACGGTCCTTTGATGTACACTTCCGGTTCTGATTTACCGTTTTTTTCCTCGATTATATATTCGAAATCTGACGGGTCAGTTGTTTCTATTAATAGTTTAGCATGCATTGTCGTAAGTATTTATTCTAAAACGTTGTATTTCTACTATCTCGTGAATAGATTGAACTCTTTTTCAGTTACTATTTGGAATTTAAACCCGTTTTTATCCGCCCATTTTTTCGCTGATTGCCACTTTGCTTGATTTATAGCCCATGTTGTGTTTTCGTAAATAACTGTTGACTGTTTTTTATTGCCATGTGTTTTAGGTGGTTGTGTTTGCTTGTATGGTTTGATTTCCACCAAATATTTTGTTATCCGGTCTTTCTCTCTTATGTGTACAACGTTATCGACAATGTATCGATGTAGCTTACCGTCAACTGGTGATATATACGGTATATATACACTTTCACTAGACCACTTCTCAACATATGGATTTCTGTCACACCATTTAAAAAATTTTAATTCCCAACTACTCAAATATCGTGGATACTTACTGCCTTTGTATTTGAGTTTGTTTACTGGTTTATATACACCTTGTCTATATTCTTTAAATTTTTTATATGGTTGTTTTTTAATTTCTCTTTCCTCCGAAGTATTCAACAGCATGTCCTTCTGACACTAATATATCGTTTATGCTTTGATCATTAAAATCCTGTTCAAATAACACACCAATGCATCTACCAAATTTACCACTATCCATCGACTTGAGGTACAAAACTCCTTGCTGTTCATCCACGATTTGCTGCAACCGCTCTTTAGCAGCAAGCCCGCGTTTCTTTTCCTCTTTGTCACGTGTGCGGGTTTCCGGTGTGTTTATTCCATACAATCTTATTCTTTTTTTGTACGTCATATCAAAACCTAGATCTATGTCCGCATCAATTGTATCACCATCAACAACTCGCGTGACTTTTATTTTGTAGACGTAATCCATCACCCGACAAAAAACAACGGTGGTTGACCGTCACCAAAACCAGGCACACCTTCGTATAGTTTAGTTTCAAGTTTCTCTTTCTCAGCGTTACCTTCGCTCAATAGTTCACTATAATTAGGAGCACCACCACCGAATAGATTTGTACCGCTATATTTGCCTCGTATACGACCAATAACTATCTTGGTCAATGCTAGAGCATATTGGTACACCCAAGGCTCACTAACAAGTTGGTGGACTGGTCGTTCAACATATGCTCCTACAACGCCATAGAAAGATGTTGTTGATTGACCAACACCTGGTTCAGGAGTTAAAAACAATGTTTGTGTTCGATCATTGAATCGGAAGTAATGATCTTGTGAGAGTAATTTACGTCTCATGTCTAACCAATTTTTGAGTGTAAACCAACTAATCAAATCAAATCCGTATTTACCTAGCGCGTAACTGAAATATGTTTGTTGTGCGAGTGTTTGTTCAATTGTGAATAGAGTGTTTATACCTGTTGTACTGCCCTGTTCAAACGCAAATATGTCTACAACTTTACGATAACTATCAGTAAGATAATCGTAACCCATCATGTTGGGTTGACCGTCCTTGTATGACACCCTGTAACTTGTAGGGCTTTCACCTATCGTGCTCGAACCAATTTCATACAACGTTTTATCAAATGTAGAATCCTCATCAGCTGGAGTTGTTTCCGTCATTTGATCAGTCGCCGTGAACAACACATCCATTCTCAGACCTTTACCGGGTTCATATAGTTTTGAATTAAATGTTAAAAATTCTTCTGTATACCCGGCAAATTTACTGAACATCTCTATCGCGATGCTGATGTTTTCATAAACTTGATTTTGATGAGCTTCTATATTTACTTGAGGGTAACCAAGTGTATAAGCTATACGTGTCGCTAGCTTCTCGTACGAGTTTACAATAGGGTTTAAATTGGTACTATAAAACGCACTTAAAGGTTTGACTGGTGTGCTGTCTCCGCTCATCCTGCATCAGACACTCCCACGATTATACCATTCTCTATATGTAATATGTTACCACCAATATTAACATCCTCTGTTATACCAACTTTACCGTTTGTTGTGTAACTATTACTTGTCATGACATCGCTTGTAATTGTTGTTGTAGTTACACCCTGATCTATATTAGCTGAACCATCAACTTGCAAGTTACCAACAACATTACTACTGATAGAGAATATGTCATGCAACGGAACACCTGCTGACAAATAAACGGCTTGTGTGTCAAGATTACCTGTCAACGTGTCTCCACTAGTGTTGATATAAAAGGTGTTTGATGAGTTCCAACGATCAATATCCTGTTGTGTGACCCATTTGTTTGTTCCATCATCTGTGATATCATCAGACGTTACCGTTACATTACCATACATGTCATTAACCGATGTAACTGACGATTCAGGTATAGCCAGTTTACTATAACCAGAGTACGCTTTGGTTGTCTGATTGTATGCACCGGATGGATTGTCTTGTTTGGCAATCAAATTGTCATACGTGCTTGTTACAATGACAATATCGCCACGTTGTATACCTTCAGCAGGATTCAAGGTTTGTACCTCTTCTGCGTTTTGTACTGTGTATGTTTGAGTTATACTGAGTTCAGGTATTTGGTCTTCAAACAATACACCGTTACTATCAAGCTTGGCCCAACTTCCACTCACTTGTTTAACATGTGTATTTGTCTCAACCCATGTACCGCTGTTCTCACTCACAGTTGTAGATACATCTGTTAAACCGGTTGTTAAATCTGTGATGTCTGTATGTGCTGCCCATCCAGCGCTATTCTCACTAACGGTTGTTGTTACATCAGTAAGCCCTGTTGTCAATCCCGTGACATCAGTATGTGCAGCCCATCCAGCACTGTTCTCACTGACGGTTGTTGTTAAATCGGTTATGTCAGTATGATTGGCCCAACTGGCGCTGTTTTCACCAACGGTGGTTGTTACATCTGTCAGTCCGGTTGTCAACTCTGTGACATCGGTTTGTTCAGCCCATTGTGCACTGTTTGTAGCGACCGTGTTGGTCAAATTGGTTATGTCAGTTTGTTCAGCCCATTGTGCACTGTTTGTAGCGACCGTGTTGGTCAAATTGGTTATGTCAGTTTGTTCAGCCCATTGTGCACTGTTTGTAGCAACTGTTGTAACAACCTGATCCCAGCTGTCTGAATCATGCTCTATAAACGTCAATCCGTTGTTGAGATCGTTCACTTTAACAAACTTACGCATGCCTGTGTACTCTACAGGTGTGTCGTGTAACGCTAAAAACTCATCTGCATGATGACCACTACCGTGTATATCGGGAGCTGGGTACCATTTACCTAGAGCTTCATCATACTTTAATACATCGTTGTTCGCAAGAGTTGTGAAATCAACATCTGTCAGATCTGCTAATGCGTTTGTATTTTCATTCCAGTTAGAACTGTTGGTATTAACAGTTGTTGAAACGTCAGTAAGTCCATTAGTAAGCTCTGTAACGTCAGTATGTGCTGCCCATTCAGCACTGTTACTCTTGACAACTGTTCTTACATCATCTAGCGTGTCTGTTGCATCCTCAAGTGTCACAGCGATTCCGTCAACTCTTAGATTTATATCCAAGTGGTTACTGTTGATTATTGAATTTACATTAGCGTTGTTTGTATCTACTTTATTATCAAGCGTTGTTATGTCACCCTGCAATGTTGCGACATTGTTGTCGATGTATGTACTCAACGTGCTGTTCAAGCTGTTTATATTACTAGACAACACGCTAGAAACAGTTTCAACAGTAGAACTAACAGCCAGTATATGATCTGTTTCTTCCCAACTGTCACTGTTAGATCTCACAAAGGAATCCAGGCTATCTAGCTTGGCTCCATCTGCGGCAACATCACGTGTGTTTATTTTACCATCAACAGTCAAAATATCCTGCACACTCAAACTTTTAGTGATTGTAACGTCAGTCAATTGACGTGTGTTATGACAACTATCTAACAACCTCTCAAAGTCTTCACCTGTAGGTCGATCTCCATCTTCAAATCGTGATTTTAGATTGTTTAAATTTTTATGTTCAGTTGTCATTTAATTATTTATTGTTATGGTGTAAAAGTATGGCATCCATAGGCGTTGTTGGTTAAGCACCGCAAATGGTGCGGCTGGCATATGGATCAAGTGGCTTATTACCCGCTTCTTTGCCAACCGCATGAATTTATTATCGGAATCGAGAACCGCATTTACGGGT